CTTTAAACATCATAGAAAGTTTTAAAGATATCGGCTTTCTATATTTATGATCTGATATTGATGCGCCTTGCTGTACGGGATGCGCTGTAACTTCCCAGCTGTCAATCGTGCTCTCACTTATGACTAAGTCGGGGATAATGTTTCCTAGAAGTCTTCCGCCTTGTGGGATTATACTTGCCATTATCTCGCCCTCGCTGTCATATTTCTAGTCATTTGTGCGTTTACGTGCGTCTGTTGCGCCGCCACTGCTTGCGCCGTTGCTTGTGGACTTTGTGCGCCGTTGATGTGCATCGTAGTATTTTGTTGTACCGTTACGTTTTTGGCGACATTTTCGCCGAGTGGATGCCCCGTTATTGATCCCTCAATTTTGTGAAACGAGTCGCCAACCATTCCCGATATTTTGTCTGTAATCCCAGAAACTATCGCCCACTTTTGTGCGAACCAGTCGAAAAACGTGCCAAACCATTTTTTGACCACATCCCAGTGCTTAACGAGTTCATAACCAGCCAAGATAAGCGCAGAGATAGCAATAATGACCAATCCTATAGGATTCATTGTCATAACTACATTGAACGCCATTTGAGCCGCAGCCGCAATCTTAGACGCAACCGCCCAAGCCATAAATAAGCCTTTTGTAATTGTTATAGATGCCGCCAAAAGACCCAAGCCCCCAACAACTGCTTTAATCGCAGTTCCTGTATCACTTCCCCAGTCGATAGCACTCTCCCCACCCTCTTCCCACGTTTTCCAATCATCATAGAGCAATAATAACGCCGCGCCGAGTGCAATAATTAGACCTATCGGCGAAATAAGAAAAGATAAGTTGAACATTTTCCACGCAGCGGTTAAAGCTAAAATCTTAAACAGCCATCCGTGCGTTTCCTTATTTGCTTTTATAATAATATCGATCACGGGCTTGATTAATTCGCCCATCAGCTGGAACGCTCGCCCCGTAAGTCTTGCAACTGCTGAACCAATGGATACAACCGCTTCTAAAATCGGCTGTAATGCGTCCTCGATTTGCTTTGCGTTATCCATTATGAAGTGGCGTGCGTTCTCGATAGCTTTCGTTACATTTTCTATACCCGCTTGAATGCCCGGCATCATACGCACTGCGATTGCTTCGCGCATTTTATCAAATAACATTTTTACAAGATTAATTTCGGTGTGCATTCCGTGCCAAGCACTGTTGAATTGCTTAGACTGTGCTATGGACTTAGTTAAGTCAAAGCCAGTGGCTACGTCAATCGCTGTGAGTTGTGAGGCGATCTTTTTAGTATCCCCAAAGGCATCGTTAAACATTATCAGGAGTTTTGGATCAAGTCCTAGTTTCTCCATAATACGCAGTTGTTGAGCCCGGCCGAGACCAGCTATTTTGACTTTTAAATCTTCCATAACATCGGTTGAAGATCGCATTTGACCGCTTGCATCTGTTACCGCTATTCCGAGTTTTTCAAAAACAATTTTAGCTCGACCGATTCCCATCGCCGCATCAGATACGTTACCCGCAAAGTTTTTTAATGAAGCTACGGAGTCCTCTGATTTGATGCCCATTATCGTAGCAGTGTCGATAAAGTCATCTATGGCATCAGCAGTGGTGTTGAGTTGTTTTGCTAATAAAGAAAGTTGCACGTTTTCAGCGGCGATCTCTTGAACGCTATGCACCACTTCGACAGCCACGGCCGCCATAGCTGCACCAAACCCAGCGATACGAATAGCTGCAGAATCCAATCCGCCCATAAACTTAGAAAGGGAGTGTTCATCTACGTTGAAGCCGAGTTTAACTAAAAATTCTTGTATTGCTTCTGCGCCCATTTTATTCCCTTTCTAATGATTCACTATATCTTCGCTCATTTTCATTTTTAACGTCTATAGCATCGTTCATTAAAAGTATATCTTCTAAATCAATAGTGCCATCTTTAAGACTTTCATATTTACACATACCAGCAAGCACGGGCCGCATTAAAACGTCCATACCCTCGCCTATTTCTATGTATGTTACGCTTGTTTCGTCACGTCTGACATTAAGCTCTCTACGTTTCCCAAAAAACCGAAATTCTCCATCGCCGAAGCTTTTGCAAGTTGAAGTAGATCGAGCATATCGATATCCTGATAAGCGATTGCACCGTTTACCACTACACTCGACCACACGCCAGATTTGCCGCCGTCTTTACGCTTTACGCCGTCTAACAATCCGATTAATACATACTCGAAATCCTCATCTTTGATGCTTCCAATATTGTTAAATATCGACTCTACTTTTTCCCCGCCTGCGAGAATAGGAAGGACCCGTCTTGCAATTTGCATTTGCTTAATCGCCGAAGGAATTTTTGCGACCGAGTACGAAATACCGTTTAAGGTTAAATCACACGCCATCTTAGTAAGCGCCTAGTGTTGGAGAAGTTCTGCCGCAGTCGAAAGTCCAAGAAACGCTCTTCGCTGCCAATGCATACTCTAGGTTTGGAGTTTTCTTAAATGCACATTGAGTTAAGTTTATGATCTCACCCGTTTGCAGAATTGAAATCGTAATTACATTATCGCCCCATAATGCAGATGATGCACTTTGCGCGTTATACATAGACATAAGAAGCGCATTTACTGGACTTGTTTTTAATAAGTTAATAGTAACCGTTGACGCTGTAGATGCATTAAGAGAATGCATCGGCGTACCATCTGCCCCGATTGTCATCGTGTTTTTATCCGACACCGCAGCGATAACGATTCCCTCATCCGCTGCCCCTGCTCCACTCGCGAGGCTGAACGACCCACCAACTCCAACTATTGCCGCGTTTACATCATTAAAACTATAAGCTGCCATCTTCTATCTCCCTATCTATTTACGTTAACAGTGATTGCCACTGAGTGAATTGCACCAGCCATTTTCACGGCGATTTGGATCGGAGGACAAATACGAGCCTCACGATCCGCCTGCGACTGTGACTCAATCGGTGCTACATATACATAGTATCCAGATTTGAGATAATCGCCCATTTTTAACGCACCAAACACGGTGCTGCTGTTCCATTTGCCCGGCGCGATTAAGCCGTTTGATACCGCTTGATCAAGCGTTTGATTAACCACTGTGATAATCATACCAACGCCCGCGTTTGTTTGTGGTAGTTTGGTAAGTGATTGATATAGCAAGTTATATACATTGTTTTGTATAGCATTTTGTAACCAATCTAGGCCGTGAACTTCATCAAAGAAGCGGCCACCAGAAACTTTGCCCTCTTGTACTATCGCCGTTCCGTTGTTATAATTTACGAATACGTTACAGCTTGTAACTTTAAGTTGGTTAGCTTGGCTTTCTGTAAGATTTTCTGCAACTACTAAAACTTCTTGTTTATACATCATCGTAATTGTAGATTTGTTTTGGTTGAAGTTTACACTTAAAGCTCTACCAAAAAACGCCGCTATAGCATACGGTGCTGTAGATGAATACTGAACAATTGTTCTTGATAATTTAAGAGCACTAAGCTGATAAGCGATTGATGTAGTGTCTGGTGTTGTGATCGCCGCCACTGCATTCGTAACTGTTCCAAAAACTCTTGCTGGACTTGTCGCTTCGATATAAGATGCAATTGCTAACACGTCCGAAGTCGTAGGCATTGCAGAAGATGCAAACATACACGCCCACCAAGCAGATGAAGCAACAGCACACGCACTTACCGCTTGCAATGGAGTTTCTCCCGACGCCTGCACACCGATCATTAAAGATGTTGGCTGTGGAATTTGTGCGAAGTAAGTTTGTGCTGCTATATATTCAGGAGTAGACAAAGCAAAATCTGCCAAAACTCCAGTCAAAGATGAATACGTACGCATACGTTCTGTTGCTGTTATAACCGTACTATTCCCGATAATAAGCAACACGCCAAAACCTCTAGCTTGTGCCGCTGTTGGAGATACGTTTACTTGTACGTTGACTAAATCTGATACGCTTAAAGTTGAAGCCATTTGTTTGTCCTTTTATTATTGATTTGCGTTGATTTTTATATCTTTCGCTGATATTATTGACATTATAGATGTATTATTAACCGCTACATAATTAAGTGTGAAGTCAAGGTTATATCTTTCTAGCCATCTTTGGTTGTGTAGCTCTGGCGAACGTACGAGCTTACCGTGTGTTCCAAAAGCTATATTGTACGGCCTAAAGATTTCCGTGTTTTGCGTTAGCTCCATTCCCGAACGTATCTGTGTGGATACTCTGAAAGAATTTGCGCCATATATAGCCAAAGAGACCTCGAACGTCACATCTCTTCGTAGTGTTAAGATATCATCTTTATTGAGTACCTGATAAGATGAACCGTTCATATCTGTGGTCTTGATATTAATCCCAATCCAATCTGTTCCGAAATCTGGAATGGTTGGCGGGTTTGGTTGGTACATCGGACGGACTAAAGTATTATCTAACCCAGATAGCCCCACTATATAATCGTGCACTAAATAATAAATATTGAAGTTATCAGGTGTGATTGTTGCACTAGCCATTATTTGCCTCCATAGTTGCTATAGTTTCATAATGCGTTGGCCACTTTTTGACTTTTGTCGCTTGATAACGCATACTGTCATAAATTATGATATCGCCGTAAGGGGAATTTGTGAGAGCCTCTTTTGAAAAGATCGTTATGTTATCCGTCAATAGTGAGGCCTCAGGTAAAAAGTACAATTCCCGCCCGCTTGTTGGTTGTATTGATGCTGTGATAGTGAAGGGTGTTTCAACAAGACTTGATTCGCCATACTGATTTATGCTTTGCGTTCTGTGTAAACATTGGTACTGAACTTTTCCCGAAAAAAAATCGTTGTTAAGATTACCTCTAACACTAATCATTTTCACGCACCACATAAGTAATAGAGTTTAGCAATTGACCCGTGTCAATCAAAGGCTTTGTTCCTGCTTGTCCGTTTTTTCTGCGTCTCGATCTTGCTACTATGGTAGAATTTTTTAACTGTGTAAAGTCCCCATTAACGATTTGATTTTTAACGTGATTTTGCCCGATTAGTCCCGCTTTATTTAGTGCTATCTCTATGCTCACACCGTGCAAAGCTTCTTTTGCGCCATCTTTCAAAATCTCTGCGATCTCTTTTTGTGCTGATTTGATGCCAGGTATTAAGAATGGACGGGGCGGGATATTCTTTGCAGGGCTTCCATTCTCTTGAACGATTGCTATCTGTGCGTTTGTATATCCACTGTCTGCTCTAGCACCTTTATCGTGCGGTATTCCGACCATCACGCATTTTTCACTCATCTTTTTTACGTTCTCTAAGAATTCTGGAAGCTTATTGACGGTCATCATACGACTAACCCGCCTGCTCCATATAGTCTCGCTAATCTTGTATATATGCGCCCGTAAGAAGTGAGGGATAAATCGCTGTTATCCTCGCCTGCTCCATACGTTACAGTCATACCGCCTACGGTTTGAGTCGTTGCCATTGCGCTGTCGTTTATAGTTGTATAGTGAGCCGCTAAGTTCCCCTGTGCCGTTGCGAGTGCGTACGTGCCTATTCCGAAAGCGTCTTGGTTGACTGTTTCATTTGCGAGGTTAAGCCAGATTTGAACATAGGCATCTGGATAGTCTGAAATACTAATCTCTGGGAACATCGATCTAAAATCTGCTAAGTTCATATTAATCCCTTTTAAGTTTTATAATCCCCTCCGAAGAGAGGACTAAAAAATTAAGCTGTAGGCTCTTCCGCTGCTGGATCTTCAATTACTGCTACCTTATCGGCAACTTTCTTTTTAGAAGCGCTAGGATATAAAACCTCGCCAACTTTAACGATAAACAACCCCGTCTTCTCCATTTCATCCACAAACCAATCTCGCACGATTTCTACATCTTCGTGAAGACCAGCCTCGAACGAAACGCCCCCAAGTGTCATAGGGACTTTAAGTTCAACGGTTGCCATTAGATACCATCCGCGTATTGCATAGTTTCAGGGTACACGATTTCAGTCTCGCCGATAGCCCAAACATACGGACGCTCGTAAATGATACCGTGGAATGACGGTGTAAATCCAGTAATTGGCACTAAAGGAAAACGACAAAGATCGTAATCGTTAGTATACGCCACCATTCTATCAGTACCGCCAACACCGCCGCCAACACCGCCCGCAGTTGTACCCGTTAACCACTTAACTGGTTGGATGTTAAGAGGTTTTCCGTTTACTCTCATTGAGATGCTGTTATCCTCTAGGAATTTCAGGATCGAAACACTGCCCGCTGTTGTAACCGGTGTTGCCGCGATATAAGCAAACTGTGCAGGAGGAAGTCTTAAATCTGTCGGACAACGTGAATAACCCGTATTTTGATAAGTAGAGTTTAACAACGCGTTCACTGCTGCTAGAATTTGAGCAGGAGTTGTTGATCCGCCCATCCAAGACAACGCCGAAGCTGATCCAGTCGTTACGGTTGCCTTATTTAAAAGACCTTTTGCACCGATTGAAGCGTCTCCAATATATGCCATCTGGTCATTACCCATTTGGTACTTCATATTAATAGCATTGAACTTGCTCGCATCTAAAGGTTGCCCTAGAAGTTGAGAAGCTTGTAGTTCCATTTGCGTATAAGACAAAGACATACCCGCTGGGCGTAGTGGAGCTGTTACGATTTGACCGTTGATATCCACACCTTGAAGGCTAGTCGTACCGTTAGAGATAAACGGAATACCATTTCCACCCGCTGAACTACCGGTAGTTAATCCGCCCGCTGCTGCGAAAGTAGAGAGCGTGTAGCTAGTCGATTGATTAGCAAGACTAATATCCTCACGAAGCTTAATATCTCGAAGATACGTTGTCGACATAAGCGGCATATGTAGAGTTTTATCAAGCTGCGTTAACTGATTTACAAAGTAACTTAAAGCGGAGTCATTTACCGCTTTTCCTTGGATTATTTTTCCCATTATTTCATTCCCCCTTAGATTGTGTAACGAAGTTCAGCAATATTGTTGCCGTCTTTGCCATTTAAAGCCCATTCCGCACCTGGAATAACTAAACTATTTGCGCCATCTGCTGTCGCTTCGATATCTCCAATAGCTTTACCTGACCCAACTACGATACGAACATATGCAAGCCCGCCTTTTACAGGTGTTCCCTGCGTACAAGCAACTTTCACATAGCCTCTAGTTAGGCGACTTTGCAAGTAAGTAGCGTTGATAGTGTTAGCTGCAAACGTGTTATCGATACCGCCAGAAATACTCGGAACTGAACGAACCAAAAACCCTTTAATATCTGCAGCTACGTTTGTTCCAACGATTGCAACATATTTACCCGTTGACCCGCTTTCCATTACAAGAACGCTACCATAAGCAGTTGGAGGTGTTGCACCTAAAAGAATAGACTCAGTTTCTGAATCTAAAGGACGTGATACCGAACCAGCTACACCCGCAGGCATACCGTATAAAAAAGCCATTTCTCCAGCCATTGTTTACCCCTTTTTATAAAATTGCGCTGCGTTTGCGTTAAGCATAGCAGGAGTTACCACGGATTCATCCGCACCATCGAGAATAACAGGAATAACGATTTGGACATCATCCGCATCATTCACACTGTCTTCTACCTCTTCGTCTTCGTCATCGTTTGCAGTTTCTGCAGTTTCCATCGCTAGAAGCTTTTGCAACAGTTCTAAAACTTGTGAAATTTTATCATCCGCTGGCACTGCCTCTGGCTCTGCATCTTTGTTAAGTTTCGCCGCCATATCTGCGACTTGCTTACTTAAAGCATCAAACGCACCTTTAGCATCAAAGACATCTTCTTCTTTTGCCGCCGGCTCTTCCGCGTCTTTAATCCACGACTTAATCGTGTCGAGTATTGTTTTTTTATCCACTTTGTTATTCTCCTTTGAGTCTGAAATTGAGCACATAGCCCCACATCTTCCATTCGGCACGATTGCAACGTGATTGCCGATTATTCCGATGCGTTCGCCTGTACCGTCGCCGTTATCTGACACCGAGATCGCAGTGTACCCGCAAGATACTTCTTTAATCCCATTTAACACCGCCGTTATTGCTTCACTTGAAATAATAACCAAGTCCGCGATTAGTGTTTGATTTACTTCATCAGCTCTAACATTTACACACATTCCCACGATCTCATCGGTTGCCGAGTCTGTGTCGAGTAGTTCTCCATCTGGGTGTAAAAGCGTTACGGGCTTGGCCTCGAAGCTTGCAATCGTGCTCGGAGTGCTTAGTTCTTCCCACGGGTTAGTCATCATAACTGTTAGACTGTCTGTTTCTAGCCCGACATTTGAGTTATTGTATTTCATCGGCGCGGATGAAGCAATCGGCACATCAATACAGATTAAATAACCCTCGGGCGTTCTAATCATATTTTCGCTGATCTGTTCGCCAAAGTAGCGAGATGTGTTGTCGTCGTCATTTGCTGTTTTTTCTGCTATCGCTACGGCTTGGCTTTGGCTATGGCCTGCATCTATTAAGTCTTGTATATTCTTTGGCATTAATCGCCTCCTTTGAAAATTATTTTAAATTATTAAGCAAAACTTCAGAATAGCATCTACAATTAATAAATTCACCTGCGTTGCCAGTGTCACCGTCGCTTAGTGTTGGCGGGTTGTCGAAGTCACAAACAACGCCTTCCATTTCTACGTGGCTATCCCTTACTATCTCGTCCCCAGCTGTACGCCATATATACTGATTTGCGCCAACGATTTGCGCCCGTGCTTGTGTGAGCGTTGCGTAAGCCTTATGTATTTCCGTGCGTGCGATTGTATTTGCCCGTGATATTGTCACGCCCTCGCTTCTTGCTAACTCTTCCGCCACTTCACTCGCACGCTTTCCGCCTGTTGCCGCCTCTTGTGCTAACTTTTGTGCTCGCTGTCCCGCTTCAAGGGGTAGAGATTTAATGAGTATGACTTGATCTTCTTGTAACTTTTGTGCAATGCTTCCGATAATGGAATTAGTATGTGTGTCTTTCAACTTATCAGAAAACTGCGATGCGATTGCTAAAAAGTTCTTCTCATTAATTTTGTTCACATCTCCCAGCATCATAGCGGCGATACTGTTCGCCCACGGTCCGATTGAGTTTGCATAATGACGCAAAGCTATTTCTAACCCCTCCGCTAAGATAACCTTCTCTATCTCTCCAGTTGCACCTTTATTTATAATAGTGTGATGCGTGATGAGAGTACCGACAATCTTTGCAACTTTACGAAGCTTTCGACTGTAGTCGTTTTCTATACGCTGCGGAACAATCGGCTTCCTAACCATTTAACAAGTCTTTCGCTTGATTGAGTAGGTCCGCTCTCGTTGGCGTTGGCGCTGTGCCATCTGGTGCGTTATATGCGGGCGGGTTTTCCTCTTCAATATCTTCGTCCGTGATGTTCGTTCCAAAGCCCGTGATAGTAGACAGCTGCTTGATCTCTTTAAGTGCAAGCTCTTTGCTAAAAATTCCATTGACGACACATTCCGTTATTGCATCAACCGTGTTCTTGGTTACTGTTGATTTTTCCGCCGGCGTTTGTTGCCAAAGGCTGTTCCACTTAATACCAAGATCGTCAGGCGCAGGCGTTCCAAAATTTGACTGATAAACAATACGAGCTAACTTAATAACGTGTTCGTCAAGCGGTGCTTGCTTTGATGCTATACCGTCGTAATAGATGCGGATATCGCTATCGCCTGTACTGCTTAAGCCTGATGGACTTTCCCCAAACAGAATAGTAAGTGGGATACGTTTCGCGCCGCTGATTTGTTGTACAAATTGTAATATAATCGTGTCCAGCCCGCTGAAATTATAAGCGGCAGTTTGGAAGTCATCGGACTTATCTAGAAGCGTTATGCCCTCATTATCTTGCATCTGTTTGATATATGCGAACTGCTTGATGAGGTTTGCCTCTGCGTTGCCACCCATTGCTAAAACTTGGCGAAGGCTATCGACCTTAATCGTTCTTAAATGCGCCCGTGATGTTAAGTTCGCCGCACCCATAGTTACCGTTTCAAACGCGATAATACGATCGAGTACATTTTCTAATACCGAAGCACCCCATAACATCTCATTAATCGACTGCCACTTTGGAAGCTTGTCGCCCTCAAAGCGCATAACGTAGCTATGATGTACTTTCAAGCCGTTTAAAGAATTGATAGTGTAATACATCGGCTTTCCGATATCGCGGCCCTCTTGTATGAGCTGTGTAGTGTCAGGGGTTAAATCCCATCTATCATAGACACTAAGTCCTAGAAAATCGCCCTCTTTGACCGCTGCGAGATTAAGCGGTGTGCTGTATTTTGCATTTTTTAACATAATTAGAATTATCGAGCCGCCATACAAACGACCCCAGCGGATACCATCGGTTATATCTTCCATAATTCCCGAACGTTGCCACGCCGTTTTGAGTTCTGTCAATTCTGCTGGATCAATCTCGCCTGTGAATTCTAATCCTGCGCGCGTCATATCATTTGCTACACAGTCAACCAAAGATGAGCATAACCAGTTCGTGCGATATCCCGCCTCAAGTTGAATACGGTTTTTTGATAGATCATTAAATTCGAAATATGATTGTGATATCTGGTTATTGGAGTTAGGGGATATGCCCAAACCCATTGTTAGATTCACAAATCCATCGTTGACCGCTTGGGCTTGTGCTGGTTTAATTCTTCTTTTAGTTTTTCTCATAGCGATATTTTAACCTTTCTTTATTATGCTAGATGATTTTGTTCCAAACATTAAGATTATTTTTCATAAGTGGCTCGCACCCGTAACGAATTCCATCTATGTGGTGATTCCAGTCGTCCACTAAATCTGGAAGAATATCGCCCGTGAGTCGGTGCACTTTATAACTGTATTTTGAAAATTCTTTTGCAGTATGGTGGCATCGTGGGTGTATAACTATCTTATAGTTTAGCAGATTGTCCACTCCGTCCTCAATACTGCCCGCTCCTTTGCTTGCTGGCACAATCCTGAACCCTTGCCTATTCATATAGCTTATGAG